CCCGATGAGGCTCAGACGGTTAATCAAAAACCTCGGATCTTTCATGGAGGCCAGTAACCATTCGGCGATGTTGAAGGCGAAACTTCCCGTGCTGCTTTCGTACTTCATATCTACCCGCACATCGACTTCTCCGTAGGTGGTTTGGCTGGTGCTGTCTGCGGCGGCCATCACCGTTTCGGAAATGTCTGCGACTTGTGTCCCACGGACTTGAAGGGTCGTGAGGTAGGCGGTCACCGTTCCGTTATTGACGATGTTAAATGTCACGGCGTTGGCTGCTGTCGTGGAAAGTGAAACGGCGACGTCAGAGGTAATCACGGAGCCGGTTCCATCCTCAGCCGTGTTGGCTATCCAGTCAGTGCCGCTAACAGGTGTTACCACGCTCGTCCCCGCAACGCGGTAACTTTTGATCGAGGCCTCCCGAAAGGGTGCCGTAATCTCAATCGTCTCACCGGCTGGAATGCTCGGCACAGAATTTGTGGTCGTAAGCTCCCAGAGTGTGGATGCAGATCCAGCCGTCGTCCTTGGGTGCACGATCACGTAGACACGGTTGGCCACATCAGCTCTATCTCTGCGGACATCTAGCGCTGTCATGGTCTCGTCGAAGCTACCTACAGCTGCGCCGAATTTGGGACGGGCATGACGGTCTTCAAAACGCAAGACCCCGCCAGTACTGGTGTCGCCTTTTACGTAGAGATAGCCCAGCTCGGATGTTGTGACATCACTCAGTGCCTGGAGCACGGGCGTCTGCGTGTCCTTCATATTATCTAGGGCAATGGCGAATGTACTTTGTCCAGTGGCAAGACTCTTCGCCGCAGGTTGTCGCGTGACTGAAGAGGTCACAATCGTGTCGATGATTTGATCGCTGCGTTGATTGGTTTGAATACCGATCCCTCGTATGCGGGTACGTGCTGCTTCGTCCATCCAGTCGACCGCTTGGCAGATCACGGCTTGTTGTGTTTTTCCTGCGGTCGGATCGACACTGATGAGCGTTCCACGAAATTTATAGTAGCTCGTTCCACCATACGTCACCTTGAGCCGCACACCTATCCCGATATCAAATCCTGATCGGGCGTTGGTGTGTCCAGGGCTGTAGTATCCTGCAGCGGTCCCACTGTTCGATGCGGAGTTGTTGAGCGCCCAGGTCATCGTGCCTGTGGTCGCGATACGGTCCAGAGGAGACGAGGACCGAATACCATATGACACCTCGACAGGCTGCAACCCGATCCGGACGTCAGCAGTGAGTGCTGTCCAGCCGCTGCCAGCTCCGGCTAGCTCTACCTCGACGGCGGCAACGGCGGCAACTCCTGGCATATTAACCCGCTAGAATAATCGCATCACGAATCATCATGGGCATCGTTTTGAGGTCTCGTCTAATCCCCTCAAGAATCGCCGAATCAGATGCGCCTTCGGCCTCGGTCATGATGCGTTCTTTGCCGTGGAGCATGACGGGTGTCCCAGAACCAAAATCGACGTATTGTCCACCGGTTCCCGTTTGTGCACCTGGGAGATTCATACCACCTTCGATGCGGTCATACTCGGCACTCACTCGGATGGTTTTGTCGTCAAATTTGAAATTGTTTACATCATTCATCTGTGGCATCAACTGCCCTGACATTGTATCGACAAGCAACTGAACGGATTCGACCAACGCGCCCATCTGCTCGACGAGGGGCGTGGCGAAATCTAAGGTGGACATATCGGTGAGGGCGTTCCCTTCGGCATCCGTCAACAAACCTAGCTCAACCATCTTTTCAATAGGGGTCTTCATGTTGTCCGGAATCGCAATACCAGCTTCTTGGTATTTCTCGATCATCTCTTGCACGGTCGGAGCCATTTTCTTGGCAATGGTGTTCAGGTTCTTCCCGTGTAGCGCGAGGAGTTCCCAGTCGTCGGCAAGCTGTTGCGTTTCTTCTGACCACTTCGCTGCCTGGTAGGTATCGCCAAGTGATTTGAGTCCGATATTATACCGCTCGGCTGCTTCTTCTGCGCCGCGCCAATTGTTCTGGAGATCCATCAAGGCTTGCGCCTCGGTGGCTTCGAGTTCTTTACGCTTCGCCGTCGCCTCTTCTACAGCGATGCTATGTTCTTTCATCCTGTCTGAAAGTGCCGTGGACTTTTTGAAGAGTCCCGTGATCGCCTTCATACCCATCTCGACACTCTTGTTGACTAAGGACGTCATACCGCCTGCGACAATCTGCCCAAACCCCTGCATTACACCCGCGCCGAGCTGCTGGAACATCCCGCTAATCTTCCCCGTGCCTCCGGTTATGCCCTGCCAAAAACTCTTGAAGCCGCCCTTAACACTGTCGCCCCATTGCGAAAAAATACTTGGCGCGTTCAGTGCCTCATTGTGAATTTCTCCGATGCCTTTCATCATCTTTTCTAACGGTACCAACGGCATCTCTTCAATGCCTGGAAAATGTTTCGGAAGGTGTGCCAGAGTTTCAGTCAACGTGGTGACTTTCTTATTCATCTTGTCGAGTGATTCGATATACAACTGGTTTTCCTCTAACGGCACCGCCTCCCCTTGTAGCCGTAATCTTTCTATCCCAGCTTCTACCGTTTTGTTGAAGTCACTCAACTCTTGCTTGGTTAGTTGATCGAGTGTGCCTCCCCAGCTCCGATAGGCTGCGATGGCGTGCTCCATAGCCGGTATGCCACCCGTGTTCCACTGTTCGATCTGGTCAGCTAAGGCTTTTGTCTGAGCATCGGCTGCCAGGGCCGCTCGTTTCGTTTCGAGGTCGAGTAGTTTTTGTTTCTCGGCAGCTGCCTCAGCCCGTTGAGCCATGAGGTCTATCTCGAGAGTTAATCCAGCGGTAAAGGCTGTCGCCTCTTGGAGTACTTCAATCCCCTCCATCATGACGGTGTTGGTACCGGAAAGATATTCGGCACGATTCGCCGCTTCTTCTTCTGCCAGTGCGAGTTTTTCAACTTCTTTGGCTGCTTCTGCGGCAGCTCTTTCTACTTTGTTCAGTACCTTCGGCAGCTTGTCGATTTCTAGTTGGAACTTGCGAGCCTCGGCTGCCGCTTCTGCCTCTTCAAATGTGAACTCCGTAAATATTGCTTTCAACTTGTCCATAGACGCAATCCATGGCTCGATGTATTCACGAAGAAAAATAGAAATCTCTTCGCCCCAAAAGGCGAACGCGGTGATAAGTCCTCCAATAGCTAATACCGTGGCCGTAACTGGAAGTGATATCGCCCCGATCACGGTAGCGAGACCACCCACCGCCATCGAGATAGCACCCAACGCAACCAGGAGCGGACCAGTCCCTGCAACGATTGCTGCAAACCCTAAAATGGTTTTCTGTAACCACGGGGATAGGTTTTGGAATGCGGGAACTAACTTCACGCGTATCCAAGTTGACATCTTGATCCCGAGTTCAAGAAACTTGGTAAGAAAGGGCGAGAGGACTTCTCCGATCTCAATTAAAGCTCCGCTTAGTGCTGAGGTGAAGAGCGTCCATGTACCGGCTAACCCTTCCATCTGCGTTTCCGCAATCTCGGAGGCAATGTCGCCGACGTTTGTGAGTTCTTCCGTCATCTCTTTTAAGGCCTCAGACCCTTGACTCACTAAGGCGCTCATCGCAGGCCCGGCGCGTTGCCCGAAAATCTGCATCATCTGTGCGGTCGTGGCACCACTGGCTTCAAGCTGTCGAATGATTTCCTCGAAGGGTTTCATTTCTCCCGTGGTGGTCATGACATTCAACCCGAGGGACTCGATCAAGGTTCTGGCTTTTCCTGCGGGATTCATGAGCCGTGTCAAAGCGCCACGAAGTGAGGTGCCCGCCATCGATCCCTGGATGCCTGCGTTGCCAAGTAAGGCTAGCGCCGCCGCTGTGGATTCAAACGCCACGCCTGCACTATTCGCCACAGGACCGGCATACTTGAAGGCTTGACCCAACTGCGTGAGATCGGTATTCGCTGACGTGAATGCCTTCACGAGAACGTTGTTCGTATGGGCAAGGTCGTCGGTAGTTTGTCCGTAGCCGGTGAGAATGTTCGACGTAATGTCTGCGGCTTGCCCGACATCTAACATTGCAGCAGCCGCCAGCTCTAAGACATTCGGCATGGCTCCGAGAATCTCGGCAGTTTTAAATCCTGCCATCCCGAGAAACCCCATCGCATCTGCCGCTTCGTTCGCCGTAAATTTGGTGGTCGCGCCTAGGTCTTTCGCTTGATCAGTGAGCGCGGCAAATTCTGGAACCGTAGCGCCTGTCACCGCCTTGACGCGGTTCATACCTTTTTCAAAAGTGGCAAACGTAGTGGCCGCTGCTGCGCCTAAGCCAACAATAGGTAACGTTAGACCCATCGTCATAGCACTGCCAGCCGACATCATCGACGAACCGAATGCCGTCATCCGTGCGCCAGTTGTTTTCAGAGAGGCCTGAGCCTTGCGTAGTGCAGGCGTCATCTGGTCGCGTAACTTCAACACGGCTTGAAGAACGCCCACGTTAATCATGAGGTGGAGATCCCTAACTCCTCGCCGACGGCTTCCATCTGTAAGCGGAGAAATCTCTGCGCCGCTGCATCGGTAGGTACTTCACCTTTCGGCGCATGGTCGATCCGTTGTTTGGCATCCGCCAGTGATCGAAGATTAAAAATTTGGAACAGCATGCCGTTCATATCCTCGGCCAGTGCCTGCTCGGCTGCATGCGGCAGACAATGGAATTCCTCACAGACTCGTGACAGTATCCACGCATACGGCGGTTCGCCTCCTGGCTCGGTTAGGTAGTCGATGAACGCTTGCGCTTTTTTTTTGCTTCTGACTCACTCGGTGGACGAGAATAATCAAAGACCGCCTCGGCAATAAATTGTGCGGTTGGTTCGTCAAGTTCTCCGATTACCTCGGAGCGGTTGCTGTCGTCAAGGGCTGGTTCAAATGACCACGAGACAATCCCTTTTTCCAGAAGCGTGTCGCGATCATAGTTTGATAAGGTTGCGGCTTGTACGGCCTCCAGCTTTTGGAGTTTATCAGCATCGGCATCGCGTAGGGCGGTCATCAGTTCCGCACCTAATGACTTCATAAAGCCGATACCTTTTTCTTGTTGCGTCGACGCGGCTGCTTGCATCTTCCGGTGTGATAATTTCCGAATGACGACACTTTGGCCGTCATCCGGTTCCGGTAACTCAACCGTCTTGGTGTGTCCGAGTACGAGTCCCATCGTTCATTCTCCTTGTGTTAACTTATGACCAAACGCCCGCGCCTGTCGGTACTAATTCCGCGACAAGAGTTTGTATGCTGCCCATTTGGGCGCGGACCTCTGAACTGACCAGTCGAACGTCACAAGTGAAAGTTTTCGAGTCCCCAAAAATCACGATCAACTCACGGCCATCGTCTTGGGGTGAATCGTCGATAGTCCCGAGGACGGAATGCGTAGCATTTGTTGACGTATCCCATAGGGTTGTGAGCGTAATATTATCAATCGTGGTCAGACCTGTCGGTGTTTGTTCGGTCGCTGAATCCCCCAACGCGGTCGTGTTCATAAGCTCCGCCACGGGTTTAATTGAGACACCCTCCAAAATGAAATTAGTTAAGGCCCTGGCGGTGCCTCCAGGACTATCCTCCAACGTAACGGTCACACTCGCTGGGCCGTATTTTCCTGCCATTTTTTTCTCCTTTTTTTCCTAATTATCAACCACGAGCGAACGCGGCGAACACTGTGATCGAGCCTGTCCCCGTCACATTTCCTGAGAATGCCAGGTAGCGATTGACGGTTGAAGATACTGTCTTTCGTTCTGCGAAAGGTGCGGTGACGTTGTCACTAAAATCTATCAACGAAGCGAACGAGATGTTATCAGCCGAGTGTTGAATCGTTCCGACAAACGCCGAGAATCCTGTGGCTGCTGTGCACTGTATGAACCCCTCACCGCCGTTCGCTGACGATGCCGAGTTATCAACCGAGCTGCTTTGTGTATTCCAATCGGCGGTTTTAGCCGCTAACGGTTGCAAGATGAGGCCGGCGCTGCGTTTGCCGGTGATGGCGTATGTGACGTTGGCTTTCTGTAAGTCTCCGAGAGACGCCACGACTTCATAGCTGTCAGAAAATGTCCCTTCATACCCGACCATCGGATAGCCGGTTGTCTGTCCCGCAAACCCAAGACACATCACCCGCGCTGTGGATTGTGGAGACGTCGGTATACTGCCCGAAAACGCGGCATGCGAGTACAGCGCGGTCGTGTCGAAGTAGCCTCCCTCTTGTGTCACTTCGCTAGTCGTGATGCCGACGGGGAAAGTCTCATAGGCACTGTCCCCGAGTCCCGTCCCGTCCGACATGGCCGAAGTATTTTTTTCAGTAAGTGCCGTGACTTTATTAGACAGGACATTGTAACCATCAATTAACATAATCCCGCTCGACGGTCCGAACTTTCCTGCGGCCATTATTTCTTCCCCTTCCCTGTCTTGGCGGACGACTCACCTACTTTGGTGATCATGCCATCCTTGAGGAGCCATTTGATCGACGTCTCCGGAATGCCATCAGCAAGCGCACCCGCTTTCACGTGTTTCATGGTAATCGTCTTCAGCTGCTCGGGTGTCAGTTTTGACAACCCACCCACCGCGAGCACGGCCTTCAAACTTCCCGGCGAAGGATACGTTAACTCCACCGTTGCGCGATAGCGTGCTGTACTCATGTTTTCGCCTCTCGATCTGTGCCACACCTCATACAGACTTCTCTGCCTCCAAGGACGGGTGCCCAGTGGTCCGCGCCACAGGCACACGTGCCAGACTTGACCGGTGGCGGTGGGGTAGGTAATTGCATCAGCTGTTCTTATCCTTGGTGAGAATTACATTGAACGCCAACGATGGCCGATCCTGTTCATCTACGTCAAGCGCAAAGGGATTCTGCATTGGCTCGCTCAGGTAGTAGCGCGTCCCGCTCAAGTCTTCCGTTTCGATCTCTGCGACGTTTTCGTAGATGGTTTGAATCGTCGCCCGTGGTGTCGCGTAGTCGTTGGGTGCGCCTCGCACGACCACCTGCACCGCTGGGCGTTCCCACTCAATGCCCGCAGTGCCGAACCGTTTTTCTGGCGCTAACCCGCCAGTTTCATACAATGCGACGGCGGCATCAGGTGACGGCGGTAGCGTACTCTTGAAAATGTCCGTCCCGACCGTCCCCGAGATCGCGGTAGCAATCCGCACGCCGAGATCATCGAGGACGTTCGCCATTAGAACAATCCCCGCTTCAACCGTGATGCGATCCGTTTGAGTAAGAACGGGGCCGACTCTAACACGGTACTCTCTAGGAACTTGGATTGCCCAGGATTGTGAAACACTTCCGTGCGCTCATGCACCGGAACCGCATACGGAGCTTTCGGTCCGCCTGCTGTAATGGCGACTTCCACAAAATTCCCCTTCCAGACGGGTTCAGAGGTCCGGTGAGTTTTCTGTAACGTGCTCGTCGCCACCGGCGTCCGCCGCATGGACTCCGCCATCACATCGAGCGCTTCTTGGTAGAGAGCAGAAGCGGCCTCGAACCGTGTCATGGCTTCAAGCCCTTTGAGATTGCGCGTGACTTTCGCGACGCGGATGGTAAACATTATCCCAGTTCAACCTCGACCATGTATTCCGCATTCGTGGTTGGGTCTACCACTCCGTCAATTTTCAGAATCGGCATCACCGTAGAGTCAGGGAGAGTGATCTTGTCTTGCTCCGTGATCGTGACGGGATAGGGAAACGTGAGCTTTGCCAAACTCAATTTTTCTTCCCCTTCGTTGGTTCTAACAAACTTCTGTCGACGCTCCACAATCGCCGTGCGTTCGACGCCAGTTGAATAGGTTGGTTTCCCGTATCCATCATCCGAAGCATAGGCCGCATGCGTAATGGTGGCTTGTAGTGAAGTGGTGATCACATTGGCGACCGAGATCCCGTTCTGGAGAATCGTGGCCAGACTCACGACGCACGCTCCAGCATCCGCGTTCCGGTTAACCGTCCTCGCACGGACGAGAACCAATCTTGCGGGATGAGCAGATACACCGCATCTGGCACGACCTTGTTATACGCCGCGTCGGAATCAAACACCAAAGATATCGATCCGGCCTTAATGCTTTTTATGGAATCACTTTCGATATCTGAATCCTGGGCGCGGTTGGTCACGAGCAATTGGCGAGCGAATTCTGATTGAGCGTTCCTTACCTCTTGAGGGACGGTGTCACTATCGAGTGAGACATCGATTCGCTCAAGCAATCCCATGCGCGGCCAGCCGAGCGCCTGCGTGGTGGTGCTGGCGTATCCGTTCCACGTGAATAACGCCTCCATTAACTTTGTCGCCCACAACAATGAGCGTATCTTATTGTTTTCAGATGCGTCCGCCCAGGTTGTAGAAACAGCAGGTCGATCATCTTGATACTGGTCCGCTTCTGCCAGAGTACAGTAGCTGTTCGCCGAACTACTTTTTGCCGTGGCAACGATTGCTGATGTCCCCATTAGTTAATGATCGCATTCAGCGTCAACGATGACGCGCCGGAATACGTCCCCACCACCACCGTTTTCGCACGCAGTCGGTCGCCGATCAACCCGTCAAGGATGGTGTTATCTGTCAACGCGCCATCGCTCGGCGTAGTATTCGCCGAAAGGGCGATATTTGATTTTACAGCGGATACACGTGTGGCTGTGGTTGTGGCGAGAGCGAACTGCATAATATCAATCCACGTCGAACCATTATCCAGACTGGTCTGAATAAACACATCAGTAGTGGTGCCGCCACCCGCCCTCACAAAAGTACTTTGAACCGCGACAAGATCCGCGCCATACGGGATAGAGACTTCGTCACTCGTAAACGTGCCCGCACCCATCGCTGTGAGATCGATACTTTGCAACTTGGTCGAGCGTTTTGGTAAGACCGTGGCCATTACTTCGCCCTCCCTTTCGCCTTGACTTTCTTTTTCGGTTTGGGTTTGCCGATGGTATGCAGAGCCGGATCAAAATCTGCGGCATTAATGACCGCCGATGATCCGTTCTTCAGTGTTACTACTTGTGTTCGAATCTGTGCCATGTTCGCCTCCTTGTAAATCTTCGGGCGCACTCCTCAACCGATTCGGGGTTGATATCGGCCCCAGCCGAGGAGCACGCTCCAAGAAAACGATCAGTTAGCCAGCAATAAACGCGGCCAGCTCCGGTCGCACAACAGCCCCACCATACAGGGCATCGAACGCCCATTGATACTGCTTATATTGTCTGGTCACTTCTAAGCGGAGAGCCAATCCCGAATCTTCATCCACGGCTGTGGCTTGGAGACTTCCACCAGAAAATTGTTCTGTTTCCAGCAGCGGTGCCATCGCAAAACCAATACAATCTCGGTGGATGACCACGTTCTCTACGTAGTCAGATTTGAAAGTAACCGCCGCATCATCTGCCCACGCGACCTTCGCCGCTGGTGACATCGTGATGACCGTGGCCGTACTTGATTTCACAGAGTAAGTCTGGGTGTCCCCTGCCACCGTGAAG